AGCGTTTTGTGCGCCGTCTCCACTGTTTTTGTCTGCAAAATTTGACAGCTTTTTGACAGCCCGATAGGGTGTCAAAGACATATACCATGTTCCCAAATAGGAAAGTAGAAAGGCTTACATATCCGGAAATAGCGTGTCTTTGTTCAAAACAGAAAAATATTTAATGTAAAGTCAAGTAAAATTTTCAGCGGGTTTTGCTCTTTGCACCGCACCTTGAAACAGCAGTAAAATCAAGGGGCTCGAGGATTCGCTAAAAATCGTCTGCGGTGAAAAACGAATTTTGACAGCCTATTTGACAGCCTGAGTTATCTGCCGTACCGCTCGCCGATATGGTCGATCTTGTCCGTGATGCCATCCTGCATCTCGTCTGTGTGGTGGATGTAGCGATCCATGGTGAACGCTGCAGAGGCATGACCGAGCCGTGCCTGTATCTTCTTCGCGCTGACCTCCTGCTCGGCAAGGAGCGTTGCGTGCGTGTGCCGGAACGAGTGAAAGCGGAGGTTGGACGGTAGGTTCAGCTGTTTCTTGAGCTGAAAGAAGGTGACCGTAAGCGTGATCAGCTCCATCGGTTCTGAGATATCGACAAGGGAGCGGAAGATATAGTCGTCATCCGAGAGACGGATCCCGTCGGCAAGAAGTGTTTCGGCGAGCACCTTCTTCCATGCAAGGAGATTCTTCATAGCGGCATCGGTGAGCGTGACGATGCGGATGCTGTTTGGTGTCTTTGGTACGCCCTCGTATTCCTGCCGACCGCGCTTGCGTGCCTTTGTGACATGGATACGCGCGTTCTTTTGATCGAAGTCCGACCAGCGCAGCGCGACGATCTCACCACGGCGCAGCCCCGTATCCCATGCGAACTTAAAGACGTATTCGAGCTCTGAGCCGCTGATCTCAGAGAGCAGTGCCTGATAGATCTCGGGCGTTACAATGCCCGCAGGTGTGGCGGTGAGCTTCGGCGTGCGTACAAAGTCCATCGGATTCACCGTGATCAGCTGCTCGAACTTTGCCGCCTTGAAAATGGAGTTGAACAGAGTATAGGCAAGATGGCGGCTGGCATTTCCTGCAATCCCCGCGAGGATTTTCTTGATGAGCACGGGCTTGATATCGGCGATCCGTGTGTGCTCGGGGATGTGTGGGAGGATATGGCGGTCACAGAACCTGCGGTAGGTGAGCAGCGTTGATTCTTCGAGGCGGTCGACATCGCGCTTCATCGTCAAGAACTCTTCGACGAAGTTGTGGAACGTTTCGACCTGTAGGAAGTCGGAAATATTCGCAGCGAGAATGCGCCTCCGCTCGACTTCCAGATCACGCAGACTGTAGGCGTAGATATACCGCTTGACCCGCTCGCCCGTGATGGGATTCTCGACGGTCACGCTCGATTGATAGCGCCCGTCCTTGCGTTTGGTTGGCATAATAATACACCTCCGAAGATTCGATGTGGAATAATCCCCGAAGGTGTGATATACTTTGCTTGCTATGGCGGGTATATCTCTCCGGAGATTTTCTGCATCGCCGCTCATGTTGTTGGTAGCAACGTGGGCGGTTTTTTAATTTGATTTTTGTATCGCTTTGTGCGATAATCAACATGTAGAAGCTAACTTGTGAAGGATAAGGCTGGGTTCCCGAATGGGAGTAGGCTTAAGGCTTAGAATCCTTTGCCCCTGGGGTTGGCTTCCCTACCTTGGATTTAAGACTCTGGACGATATGTTCAGGGTCTTTTTTGATTTGCTCCACAATTAGATTGATTGCTTTATCGCTATACGAATAATTTGGATTTGTATTTCGGTCGTAGACGTAGCAGAGGCTAGGATCGTTTTTCAGATTATAAAACTTAACAAAAAGGTCGAAGACATACTTATTAAATGTGTGACGCTTGCTTTCATTTGGTGTAAACGGATTTACAAAAGGAATATTATCCTTCTCGATGAGTGCCTGTATGCGTGATAAACACTCTTGCATACGATAAGGACATGATTTTTGCATGTCGTGACGTTCTTTCAAGATGAAAGCGGCATGTTCAGCATCCTTTGAAATAGAGAAACTGACGGCAGCTTGGTCTTTCTTCTTTGTTATATAGAAATTGTGTTTGACAGGAATTGCAAAATTAGTATTATCTACCGTGTTGATTGCCCTGCCAACGGACGACATGATTGTTAAAATATGTTCGGCTAAGCTGCTCGGGTATCGAGCGCGTATAGAATCCTCTGTTACCTCTTCCATTCTTACGGATAGCGTGAGGAAGTTGCTGCCCAGTTTCTCGGTAATATCGACATCGAAAAACTGTAACAGTTTATTCATGTAATTGATGACGCAGGATTGAAATAACGGTACGTATATTTGTTCATATTCCTCTGTGATAAAATGTGTACTTGTGTTGCGCAGGTCGATAATTTTCTCAAGATTGATTCGCAGGGGATCTTTGTCGTTTGTGAATACTTCCTTTATACAGGTGTTTAATGACTTTGTGCGTGGTTTGTCATCTTTGTAATAAATGGCATCTTCACCGCAGGACTGCATTATATGAGATTTGAGTAATAGCTCCCATGCGTTGCAGATAAAGAAACTGAATCCTTCCACTCGGTAACGAATAGTTGGCTTATTGTAGAGCTCGACTGCGACAATAAAAGCCTCTTGGCTTTTTTCAAGAAGTTTTTCTGATAGATTCATTCCGTTGTTGACCACAACCTCACTCCTCATTATATTTGCTTCGTCGCTCATCGTGTTGGTAGCACGGTGGGCGGTTTTTATTTTGTGCTGAAATGTTATGCTGCGGGCTTGCTCTTGTAGTTGACGACGGACATTTCCGTTGGGACCTTCCGCAGGGAGTTTACGATTTGCTCGAGCATATGAGCAACCTCGTCGCTGTATGTCGTGTCTCCGCATTGGGAGCAGACAAACGACGGAACATCTTTGATAATGATGATGTGCTCGCCGATCTCGACCATAAACGTCGTTTTTTTCTCCTCAAGCGATCCTTTGCACATGAAGCAGCTCATTGTGATTTCTCCTTTCGTGTCTTTCCGTCGGATTCCCAACGCTCGGGGTCCGGATAATATGCGGTGATGAGATGAAGGTAATCTGAACCGATGCCACAAACGATGTGGAGCTGTTCGTTCGCCGCGGTTCGGCCAAGTATCAAATAGCTTGGGTATGGATAGTCCTCTGGATAGTGCTCGATGATTTCGCCCGATTCAAGTGCGTGCGTCACGTCGTCGATGGATATGCCACGCTGAAAGAGCCGCAGAAGAATGTGATTCGTCCATTGGAGCCTATGCGCAGCGCATTGCTCTTGAATCGTTTTCAGTATGGCAGCATCTTTCGCGCTGTCAAAGTTCAATATCTCCATATAGCCTCCTTCCTGCTTGATTATCTAAAGCCGCTCCGAATAGTGGCTTTTACAACTGCTTTAGTTCAACAAACTCCTCCGGCACACCGACAGATCGTGCGAGTTGGTATACAGTACACTCTGGATACTCTCGCAGCAGATCGTCAGGGAGAAGAAGCTCGACAGCGAATGTATTTGCCTGACGTTCAAATCGGCTGTGCGGGTTGAATGTCTTTGTGTCCATGAAAACCGTGTTTAAGTCTCGGTGTAGCTGCATATGTCCGAGTTCGTGTGCGAGGACAAAACGTGCGGTGTCCTCATCCAAGTCCTCAGAGAGATAGATGATATGATTGCGCTTGTGGTATTGGTAAAATCCGTTGAGGTCGATCAGTGTGCAGTAGATCAGGATCACATCGAGTGCCCGCGCGATGGTAAAAGGATCGTTTGAGTTGCATCGCCGCATGAGTTTGATTGCACATTCCCTTGGACTCATGGCTTAATCCTCGTGACGATATTTCTTCGGCGTATATTTTGCCTTGTTGCGTTTCTTCGCCATCTCCATCCCGATCTGCATAGCGTCAAGGATGGACTGGATGCTCTCGGGGCTTGCGGGCTGTCCGTCAAACATCAGCCCCTCTTCCTGCATGAGTTTTTCCTTCATATCATCCATCAAGTGCATAATCTCACGCTCGTCTTTTGGCGTGAGATCGGGCAGATCGCTCGAGGCGGGAGCGTTTACCGTTATTGGTTGATCGCCGTCCAATATTTTCAAAAGTGTATCTACGTCTGTTTTTGTTCCGCGTGCAATCTTCTCAAATGTCTGCATCGTGGGTGAGATTGGCTTTCCCGTTTTGGGGTTTACTCCTTTTTCAAGAACGTTAATATATGCCTTACTAAAACCGCATAAATCAGCTAAGGCTTGCATAGATAGGTTATGTTGTTCTCTATATAATTTTAGCCACTCGCCAACTTTCATGTATAAGCACCTCAATTCAATGTCAAGTATATTTTACAATACGCAAAGAAGGATGTCAAATATAGTTGACAAAAATAAAATCGTCTATTATACTAGACAAAAAAGAAAACGAGAGGAGGGAAATTATGGGGTTTAAGGTTAAAGAAATTCGTCTTGCAAAGAATATTTCACAGGAAGAACTTAGCAAAGCCTCTGGTGTATCTAGGCAGACTATCTCTGAGCTTGAGAGCGGTGAGGTTGTGAATACTACAACCTCCACCTTGGCAAAACTTGCAGATGCTTTGGAGTGCAAGGTCGGCGATATTTTTTGCCCTTAGTGTCTAGTATAGTAGACAATAACCGCGAGAGGAGGTGAGGGGATGGAGGTCATCATCAAAGGCGAGGCAAAAGAAATCGCCGCCCTGCTACTGGAGATAGCGGGGCGGCGAAACAAAGAGGTCGATGTCGATAAGATTGTTCAAACCCTCTCTAAGGCTTTGAACAGCACACGGAACATGAACTCTTTGTTGTAATCCATCGTCATCAAGGCGATGTGCGGGACAATCGTATCAATGGAAGTCGGATTTTCGCATTGATGAACGTCCTCTTTCATTTTTTCCATCAGCTGCTCAATAGAGCGATCTTCAAGCATCTCTTTGTGAACAGCTTGGAAAATGGCATTCAGTTCGTCTTTTGTCATATCAACCCCTCCTTTCCACACCGATTATATCACGTCGGAAAAGAGGGCAACAACATCGAGAGGAGGTGACCAAATGGAACGAGACCTGATCCCGATCTGGGAGAAGGCGGTGCTCAATCTCGAAGAGACTGCCGCATATATGGGCATCGGTGTCGCACAGATACGCGCCCTTGCACACGCAGCGCGGCATGGCATGGGCAACTTCCCTGCTTTCTGGGTGGGGAACAAGATCAAGGTATCACGTCGGGCGCTCCTGCAGTGGCTTGACGATGTGGCGGTATCGCACCGCGACCTGACCAAAGCAGCAGCGATGGTGGAGAATGCGAAGCAGATGAGCGAGGCACGCGGGCGAGGTCGTCCGCGTAAGAGAAGGGAGGCAGTCGCATGAGCGTCAAGAAGGTGATTGCAGGATGTGTGATCGCGGGACTAGCCATCCTCTGCGCAGGGGCGTGTAACCCTTGGGAGGATGGACGGAACGCCGTCCTCGTTGAGGAGGTCTATACGGTGCGTCCCGGTGATACCATCTGGGGCATCGCAGAGGAGTATGTCGCGAAGAACACCGGCACGCGCCGGTACATCCTCGAGTACAAGGCGGGGATGGAGGAGATGAACCCGTGGCTCGTGGAGCGCAAGGGGGAGATTTACCCTGGCGATGAGATCAAGGTGACGTACTGGGTGAAGGGGGGAGAGCAGTGACGAAGTGGCAGACGCGGCGCGAGCTGGTGACGAAGAACCTGACGATGTGGAAGTTGTTCCGCATCGTGGACGGCGTGGAGGATGTGGACATTCGGCTTTACGATACGTGGGATGATGCGGCTAAAGCGGCGTGGGAGCGGAATGCGAGGGAGGTGGCAGAATGAAGGGCGCGTGGAAGATCCGAAGTCAGTATCTCGGTGGGAAGAAGATCTACCAGGTGTATCGCCTCAAGGATATGGACGCAGACGACCAAATCGGCAACCGCACGTACGCAGGTGCGTGGAAGCGAGACAAAGCCGAGGCGGTGGAACTTGTGGAGAAGCTGAACAAGGAGGAGGCAGAAAAAGAAAAAGCGCCCGAGGCGGCGGCTACCGCTCAAGGCGCAGAGAAATAAGCTTTCACCGTGAGTATATCACGGGAACGGAGGAAACGCAAATGAAGATACTGAGCCTGACGCTTGAGAACTTCCGCAGCATCAAGAACATGACCGTTAGCTTTAACGGGCAGGACGCGGATGTGCTCGGCGCGAACGGGACGGGCAAGACGACGATCGCCAATGCGATCTGCTGGCTCTTGATCGACCGTCCCATGACGGATGAGGCGGACTTTACGCCGAAGACGGAGGGGACGCATGGGCTGAACCACAAGGCAAGCATGACTGTCGAGCTTGCAAACGGGCAGAAGCTCACCCTTGCGAAGGACTTCTACGAGAAGTGGACGCGTAAGCGCGGCGCAGCGGTCGAGGAGTTCACGGGCAATGTTACGGACTACTACATCGACGGCGTGAAGTCCAAAAAGAAGGAGTACACGGAGGCACTTGAAACCGCCTGCGGGATTGATATTGAGCGCGTCAAGATGCTGATGGTGCTCGGGTACTTCGCAGACACGATGAAGACCGACGAGAAACGGCGCATTCTCTTTGAGATGGCAGGAGAGTTCACGGACATGGATGTCATCGCCGCAAATGAGGAACTGGAAGGCATCGAGGATTTCTTTCTCATGCCGGGAACGGAGGATCAGCACTACACCGTCGAGCAGTGGAAGAAAATAGCCACCGAGCAGAGAAAGAAACTGAACAAAGACCTTGAGACGATCCCCGCCCGCATTGACGAGGCGAGCAAGAACGTCGCCGAGAATGTCGAGGACATGGAGGCCTTGAATGCAGAGCTGAATCGGTTGGAAGAAAAGAAATCCTCCATCGAGGAGAAGAAGCGCAGCCTCTCTACGTCGGACGGAAAGCAGGAGGCGGCACGCGCCGCCCTTGCAGGGCTTGAGGTCGACCTTGCGACAAAGCGTGCCGCTTACATCGAGCAGGGAGCGGCGGCGAATCGGGAGATCAATGAGAAAATTGTTGCGCTGACACAATACAAAAATGACGTGATGGAGGATCTTGACAAAACGAATCGAGAATTGCGAACGCTCGCATCTCAGCGCGATGAAATGATCACACACCGCAAGGCTCTTCTGAAAGAGTATGAAGCAGCACAGGCGCGGCAATGGGACGAGAGCGCAGCGTTTTGTCCGACTTGCCATCAACCTATGCCACCGGAGCAGATTGAGGAGCTGCGCGCTGCGTTCAACATGGAGAAATCCGCAGCGAAGGAGGACGTCAACCGTCGGGGGCAGTCGTGTAGTCAAGCAAAAATTGACGAGGCAAACGAGCGGCTCGCTGTTCTTACTGAAGATGTTTCGGCTCTGGAAGAAAAGATCAAGGCGAAAGAAGCAGAGCTTGCAGAGCTTAACGCATCCATCGCCACCCCGCCGCCCTTTGAGGAGACGAATGAGTACAAGGAAATCACCGCCCGCATGGAGGAGATTCGCGCCCGTCAGCGTCTCGGACAGAGCGCAGCGGATGGCACGATGAACGCCTATGACCGCGACATCCAGACGGTCAAGGACGAGATCGCAGCGGTCAACCTGCGTATCGCAAAGGCGCAGTCCTCCGAGGACAGCCGCCGCCGCGTCGGGGAGCTCAAGCAGGAACTCAAGAATACTGCCGAAGAGATGGAATACATCGAGCAGGGGATTCATCTGTGCGAAGAGTTCGTCCGCACGAAAGCGCGTATGGTGACGGACAGCATCAACGGGCATTTCGAGTTCATCCGCTTTCGTTTGTTCCGTGACCAGATCAACGGTGGACTGCGTGAAGTGTGTGAACCGACGATCCAGAACAAAGCGGGCGAGTGGGTGGAGTACCGCAGCGCGAACTACGCTGCGCAGACGAACGCCAAGCTGGACATCGTGACGACGCTCATGCGGCACTACGGCGTACATCTGCCCATCCTCATGGATCAGGGCGAGAGCGTCACGCGTCCGCTTGCCGTCGAGGAGCAGCTCCTCCGCTTCATCGTTTCGGCGGAGGATGAGGAAATCAGAGTAGAGGTCAAGGAGTAGGAGGAACAACATCATGGGACAGGCAGTAGCAATGAGAAACCAAACACCCGCCCGTACGATTGAGGACTGGGTGGAGAGCGAGAACATCAAGC